GTTTTGGGTGAATCACGGTTGGGAAATTTATGAAACCGCTGGTGGAAGAATGAATATCAGAGGTTGGCGTGGAAGCCCTAATCCTTATGGTGGGGCTGGTAAAAAAGCCCCCTTTGATTTTGGAGCGACACTCCCAGATTGGGCAGCCAATTCTGCTTGGGATTTGACTATTGCGATGAGAATTGTGCCGAATAATTCACCAGCCACAAAAGTAGCAAGTGGTTACTTATCGCAGATTTGGGTTCAGCAGAATAATCCAGCCCCAGTTGCGGCTACACTTGTTGATGAATACGATTGCACTGATGAAGTTGGTGGAAATCCTCTTATGCTTAGTGATAGAATCAATGAAGTTTATAAATGTCTTTCTACTGGAACTGGTGTAGTAGGAGATATCCAAAGTGTTAAAATTACCAGTTCAACTGGAACTGGACAAGGTAACGGAAGCGGTGTGTTACCAGCATATGATTTCTCTGTTCAAACGGATATGTATGTTTTCGGTAACCGATTCGCCGATGGAACTGCTGATTTAGTTGCTGAAAATGCCCTTCTCAGAACTTCTGCCGCATCAGCCAATTGTGCTGATGCACTTGGATTTGATAATCCCCAATATACCGAAATTCTTAATAATACCTCTGCTGGAACTGGTTGGACGGCATCAGCGGATTTAGGGTCTAATGGAGGAAATATATATGACGCTAATCAGACAATCTTATTTCAACTTCGTAATTTGCCCATTTATGGTCGCTTAGGAGCGACTGGCGATATTGCTCCCATTATCGGTTGGGGACGGCTAAAATCAGTATATAATGGCGATATTGAAAGAGGTGCTTACTGGTATAACTTTCCAGTTCCTCCTCGCATTGATTTAAATAATGATGCTGAAATTGTATTGAATGAACTTAATATGGTTCTTACCGACGAACACGGTAGAAAGATTGACTTTCTTGACCCTCATACCAGTCTGCTTTTGGAATTTACTCCGAATCCCCCAGATGGTGTCCGTCCTCACACAAGAGGATAAATATATGTATATATTATAAGTTTAAAGGTATATCATTATTATATTAACATAATATAACAATGAGTGAAGCAGTTAAAAAAGAGGGATATATTCCCACCTCCCAGTTGGTAGCCGATAATGAAGGAATGACGCAAGAACGGTGTTTGGGTATAATGAATAACTTATTTCGTGCTGTGGTTGGTGATGCTGATTATGAAAGTAAAGGTCATCAGTTTTGGAGTGCAGATGGAAAAAGCACTATTTGTAATAAAAAAGATGATTGTCTGCATTGCCGAATGTGTGAAGTATTGTGCCGTGTTTTAGCACAACAGCGAATGCTTAACACAGCGATTGGTGCATTATCCCATTCGCTGGAAGCGATGAAAAATAAAGACGAAGAGAAACAAGCGAAGATATTGTCGGATTTTGAGGAGAACAAAGTGCAAGAAATAATGACGATTCAACACCCAGAGATATTCCGTGCTTATTCCATTATGGACGAGCAGCAAGGATTAATATTTTATGGAATGAATAATTGTGAATTTCTTAATGATAATTTGGAAACAATTAGAGTCCCAGTTCCAGAAAGTTTGACTATCAGTTTGGAAGGAAAAAGTGATGAGCAGAAAGAAAAAATATTTGCCGAACGTAACCTTTACACGCAGAAGATACTGAAAGAAAATAAAGCATTTTATGGATTCAAACACCCAGAGGAAGATGTTATTTTACTTTACAAAAGTATCGGAGATGGGGATTTGGTGGAGAAACAAGCGGAAACGGCGTAATGAATGTTTAGACATTTATAGGTTTTCATAGATTTTTTATAGAGTTTTTATAGAAATTATTTTATATCTTGATAATATATAAAATAATGAGTCACACACTATTCAGCGAAGAAAAATCAGCGGAGGATTTCCTCCCAGATACCAAAGTTCCGACCCCTCCTCCACCAGAACCAGAAAGTGATGAAGGAGAACCAGAAGATTTTGGAGTTACGCCTTCCGATAAAGAAGTAGAGCAAACTGGGAGTCAAATGTTCGTAGATGATGCTCCGAAATTATTGGACTCTGTTGATGCTAAGGATTGGAGAAAGAGAAATAACAAAAGAGAAGTAGGTCAGCGTGGGAAGGATAAAGCACCGAGAAAAAAAGCCCCACTAAGTGAAAAGAGATTGGCGAGTCTTGCGAAAGCGAGAGAAGCCAGTAAAGCGAAAGCGGCGGCAAGACGTGCGGAAAAAATGAAAGAATCTGGGAAGAAACTTCCAGAGAAAGTTGAATTGGTTGTGGAGGAGAAACCCACCAACACAACCAACCCAAAACGTGGAACATACGTTGATTTGACTAACACTACTCTCGTAGAAAAGAATGTTCAAAACGGTGTGAGTGGTGTGAGTGTTCAAAAAGAGGCAGTTCCAGAGCCTCCGCCTTCTCCTCCCAAATTAACAAGACAGAAAGCAGAAAGGTCGGAAGTTCAAAGTCCAGTGGCGGCAAAAAGGCAATATTCAATGGAAGAATTTGAAGCGTTTGCTAAGATGTTTGGTTCAAGACAAGCGGCAGAACAGTTACCTCAGCAACCGATAGTGGAGCAACCTCCTCCTCGCCGAAGACAAACGGCTGGTGAGGCAATGGAACATCGTAGCCGCAGAGATGCGAGAAGTTTGAAACCGCCTCCCAAAAGACAACCGAAAAATCAGCAACCGTTACAAGCGACTGATGTTCAGAAACCTTACAACGCTTGGGACGACTACTTTTTATAATTTAGGTTAAAATAATATATTATCTTATTGTGTATATATAAATATAATGCCTAAGAAGAAAAAAACACCAAAAGAAAAAAAAGATGTTGATTTTGGTAGCCAAAATTTAAGAATTCTTCCTCTGGTTGAGGACGAGTTAGTTCAGAAATATCAATTAAAAAAGCCCTTGAATCCAGTATTACCAGATATCAAAAAGGGAGCATTAGTGGGTATTGTTGCATCTATTCGTAGTGGAAAAACTGTTTTAATTAATAATTTAATGATGCGACCAGAATTTTTCAAAGATTGTTTTGATTTGAGCGTTTTCATTTCGCCTACAATCTTTGCAGATAAATCTATGAAATATATCCGAGAATTATACAAATCTACGTGTTATGACCAATATAGCGATGATATTATATATAAAACGTGTGCCTACCAAGAAGGTTTAAGTGATGGAACTGCAATACCAGAAAGTTATTCTATTGTATGTGATGACGCTATTGATTTACCTCGTAATTCTGCTTTAATTTATCTTGCTTCAAGATTTAGACATTATTCTCAAAAAGCAGCATTAGTGTTATTTTCTACACAAAAGTTCCGTAGTTTATCACCAATTGTTAGAACTAATGCTACTGATTGGTTAATAAGCGGTGTTAAAAATAGAAAAGAGAGAGAATCAGTAATTGAAGAATTTGGTGATGCATTTGGTATGGCGGAAGATGAATTTGAATCTATGTGGAATTATGCGACAAGAGAACCATTTAGTTTTCTATATGTGAAAATGGACAAAACTCCACCAGAGGCTTACCGTAATTTTGAAGAACAATTATATCCTTCCCAACGCTGGAAAGGCTCTAAAAGTGATGATGATGGGGGAGAGGAAACTGAGGTAGAAAAAGATGAGATAAATGATAAAGAAGAGCATTAATTTAAATAAAGTATTGAAAATTATATTCTTATGTTGATATATAATAAATATGAGTAATTCATCAACTGCTTATGCGAAATATCTACAACAATCATCTGGACTTGGTTCTGCTATTCAAGGTATAGAAGGTAACCTTTACCAAGACCATATGAATAAATATCAGAATGAAGCCCAGAGAGAACTGACTAAAAAAACATTAGATGTAGGTCGTGCCGCTTTTGATACGGCACAAGGTGAGGCATTAATTACTAATGCTGTTGGTCTTGGAACTGCTGGTTTGGCTGCGATTCAAGGCGGTAAAAAAGTAATAGGTGCTGTTCGTAAAACTTACGGAAAGCATTACGGAAAGCCAGATGAAGGCGAAGAGGAACAAGTTGCCGAAGGCGATGAAGGTGAGAGTTTAGACCGAGTAGGTCAAGGAGGAGGTGTTAGAGAAGGAGAAGGACGTGCTGCTGGTGGTGATATTGATGGAACATTTGCTTCTGTCCGTGAGGAAGGACAAGGTTTAGCAGCGGAAGGAACAGAAGCGGCAGAGGGTGTTAGTGCAGCCGCCTCACAAGCAGCAGAGGGTGCATCAAGTGTAATGTCGTCTGCACTTGGTCACGGCACAGCAGCAGCAACGGCAGCCAAAGCAGAACGTCCATCGCAATCGTTATTGGGTGGAATGTTAAGGAGTGACCAACCGATGGAAATAGAAATGATGGAAGGTGGTGATTATAATAGAACACGAGCCGAAGCACAACGTTTTGGTATTAGGAGATATGCGAATGCACCAGAAGGTCAGAGTGGTGCTGCCGCTGGTGAAATGAGTAATCCTATTTCGGCAGAAGTAGGAGAAGGAGCAGAGGGTATTACCGCTGGTGCAGAAAGTTCTGCTCGGTCTGCCTTAGGTGGTTTAGGGGAGGCAGCGATGGCGGCAGTCCCAGAAGGTGTAACAACTGCTGGCGGCTTTGTTGGTGACCTTGCTCTCCAAGCCTTACCTTTTGTCGGCGAGGCGGTGGATTTAGGACTACTTGCCTATGGTGTTTATCAAGGAGTAGAACAATATCAAAAAGGACAAGAGGAACAAAAGGTCGCCGCTGGTGACCCAACGAATCCCCCAGCGAACTTTGGTATTAGCACACCGTCATTAAATAATAGTGTTGCAATCCCAATTTTTGATTCAAGTAGGGGACACGATAGCGGACATATGACCGCTTTTTAGAATAGATAAATAATTGAGTATTTTTAGAGTTTATGATATAAATTATAAAAATATTTTCTTTTGTTGTATTATAATAAATATGTATTCTTCTGCAAACAAGCAATCTTTAAATATGCCGACGGTAGGTAAATCGGTATTATCCGAACGCCAAACCGAATATACCTCGTTGAACGGTCAAGAGCAAGTCATTATCAAAATTCCAGCGACTATGGGTAATATGAACCCTCTTGAAACCTATCTCAAATTTAGAGTTAGAATTGCGGCGACAACTATGCCGTTTCTTGCTGGTCTTGATGGAAAGGCTGGGGCTTACTCAATCTTCCAACGCCTTGATATTTACAGCGGTCTTAATGCTGTTCATCTTGAAACACTTGAAGGAATCGCTGACTTTATGGCGATGTGGTCAAAATATGACTACGACAAATCCAGAGAAGGACAGCGTGTTCTTGCCGAAGGATATGGAGGTGTTGATAACGAAAATGTTAATGCTTCTAACGGTATGTGGTCACCCTACTTTCGTAAAGATGGAGCGGAAGTTGAATATAAGGACATAGAATGTGTCCTTCCTCTTTACTTTTCTGGAATTTTTAATTCGCAGAGAATCTGGTCACTTATGGCTTCTGATGGTCTTGAACTCCGCTTTACGCTTAGAACCGCCAGTGAAGCGATTGTTGCTTTTAACGAATATGGTTATGACTTTCAGTCTAACTCTGCTTCTGACCCAGTTCCGTATGATTACAATGCTCAGAACGCTGCTGGTAATCTTGATGAATTCGGTGCTGATACTTCCATTCACCACGCCTACGCTATTGCTAACACGAATAATGCTGGTGTAGCACAAGGTATCGTTGCTGGTGCAGTAAATAGTGTTGAACTTATGAGAACGGATAATGGTGCTTTACCAGCGAATTGCAGAGGTGTTAATTCACTCCAACAGTTTCCGCTTCTTGTTGGTCAGCAGTTCTGGTATCAAGCCGATGCACCAGCGAATACTTGTGTAAATCTTGGTGTTATTACTGGAATCCAACTTGCGGCTGCTGCTCCCAATAATGTTGAACTGCTATTTGCTGCTGCCCCAGTTGCCGCCGCTGCTGATGTTGCTGCTGTTGGAAACAGAGCGTGTGGTAATCAAGGAGAGAAACCGCTAACGAATCTTTCGCTCACAACTGGTTTAGGAACGTCGGCTATTGTTCCGACTCTTAACTACTATGTAAATGATGTTGAACTTATTGTAGGAACTGTTATCACACCGCCAGAATATTCTTCGGCTATGATGAGCAAAATGAATAGTGAAGGAGGTTTAGTATATGAATACCCTTCGTGGAATCTTTACAGACTCCAAGATAATAAAGCACCGAAATCCTCGCTCCTTATCCCCACACTTGAAGCAAGAGCCAAATCTCTTTGCATTGTTCCAGTCCGCTCCTCGTGGGGAAGTGGTGGGCAAGAGTTCTTTAATTCGGCTCTCTTCCCAGCCCAAGATAAACTTTCGCAATACCAGTTTCTTCTGAATAATACCTTAGCACCAGATTTGCCGATTCGTTGCCTTCGCAGTAATACGGCTGCTGATGGTGGTATTGGTGGTTGGAATGCTGTTGCAGTGCAAGAGGCTGAAAAGGCTCTTGAACGTGCTGATATAAAAGTTGGCGATTTAAGGAATTTCACAAACCATTTCGTGGCTGGTCGCCGTCTTTCCACTGACCAACACTCCTACGATGCGAAGACTAACGAAATGAGATTACAATTGGAGTATAACACAATCCCTACTGTTGATAAACAATGGTATGCCCAAATGTCCCACATTCGTCGCTGTATAATCCGCCCAGAAGGAATAGAAGTTGTATATTAATTTAGCATTAAATAATCAGAGAATAATATAAGAAAATATCAAAAATATTTTCTTATGTTGTATTATAATAAAATATGTCTTCACTTAGAACCGAGCGTTTTACCGTAAATTGTATTAACCGAACGAATGACGGAAACTTTGCATACTCACGAGGAAATCCAATCCTTAGATATGACTTCGCTGCCGTGAATAAGATGCTTGATACATCTTCTCTCCGTCTTTGCTGTAAGGTTAGAGTATATGCTGGGGACGGCACAGCCCCCAATAATAACCAGAACTCAACTGGCTCTCCCCTATTTCAGTCGCAGATATCAGCCAATAACGGTGTATCATCAATGATTAACACACTGGCTCTTACAACTGGTAGTGGAGCGGCAATAGAAACTATCCGCAATTATCCTCGTCTTGTATCGTCTGTCTTACAGCAGACAAACTCTTTTGGTGACTATGCGACCAATCTCCAAGCCCTTCACGGTTGCTGGGGTGCTAATGATAAAGCAGAAGGTCGTGCTTGTAATCTGATGAGTGGTGCTGGAACTGGTGATGTTGCTTCCAGATATTCTATGTCGGTTTCTCTTCCCCTCCTTGCTGGATTTCTTATGAGAGGCGATATGGTTAATCTTAGCAATCGTGGTGGTATTGGTGGTCTATCCATCAATCTCACACTTTCGCCAGATGTATTTAGTATTTTTGGAGCAAATGCTGCAACATTAGGAGGTTCTTACATTGAACTTATTGACCCAGTTCTCAACGGTCAGTTTGTGATTCCGAATGATGATGCCGACCTTCCTACTACTGGAACGATTGTATATAACAGTTGGACTGCCCTTTATTCTGTGGATATGGCGTCAGATGATACTCACGGATACAATCTCGGTCTTGCAGCCGTTGTGTCCCAATTTAATAATTCCATTCCAGTTAGTAACATTAATAACTATGCTGCTAATTCCAGTCTTACAACGAATCTCCTTCGCAACGATAATGCCGCACCTCCCCAGCAGATTTGGAAAGCCCCAGTCAATCAGACAACATTTGAACGTGCTGGTATTATGTTTCCTCTTGATTTCGTTATTGATGAAGATAAACTTGCACCCACAAATGCCGCTGCTTCCTCTACTAATGCCTATTTAGATGTTGTTTTTGATGCCCAACGTTGGAGATACGCTATGGACGCAATTAAACCTTACCGCAGAACCACGCATCAACTTGCATCTGGAAACAGTGAAAATATCCCAACGGATTTAGGAGAAGAGGGATATTACAATTACGGAAATCCTCAGATTTACGATTATGGTGTTCTTCCAGCCGCACGTGATTTTGTAATCAACGGAACAGTATTTAGTATTGGAGCAAGATATGACGGTCTTGGAACTGGAACTGGAAGTGTTGATATGAAGAGCAGTCAGTTTAGCGAACGGCTTGTTTCCAAACTTGATGGTAATTCACCGAATGGACTCTATTCATACTTTCTTCATCGTGCCGCTGTTAATTTCTCGCCGAGCGGAGTTTCTGTATCTGTCTAATTTTAATATTTATCAAACAAATTGTGAAAATATTTTCTTATGTTGTAATATAATAAAATATGTCTGCTACTTTACGTCAAGTTATTGAGGATAATCTCGGCAATAATCAAAGAATTGAAACTCGCCAAATTAGACCGACAACCGCATTTGGTGCTGCAAATGGTTCAGTAAGGTTTAAATTACCTTCAACTGGTATTTTACATCACGGAAGTTACGTGGTATTAAAATTAATCACCGCAGCCGCTACCAACTTCCAACCGCTTTCTGCTGGTATATTAGGATTGGTAAGACGTGCTATTTTATACAACGGAAACAAACAAGTAATGTCCGTTGATAATGCTAATCATTTAATGACTCAGAAACGTCATTTTCAAACTATTGAAGAACGCTCACAAAAAGATGGTGTCCGTCACGGCTGTGTAGATGGCTTTATGATTTCTAATGACGACACGGAAGCCCAACGTGGTCGCTGGAAACTTGATATGATGAACCCAGCGGTTGAATACAACGCAACACGCACGGAAGCCACTCTTGATGACCCCTACCGTATGACCAATGATACTACAACTACACCAGAATTTATCATTAAACTTTCCCAGTTGTTCCCTTCCTTTCTTGCTGGTCTGCAACTTCCGCTCGGTCTATGCCGTGACGCTTGGAGTTTAGAATTACAGTTCGCTGATGATAGTGCTGGTGCGAGATGTGTCTATACCAAAGGTGCGACCTTTACGGCTGGAAATCTTGTTGATACTGATTCTCTTGTTCTCGTTGCCGACCTTCTCTATTACGCCACCCCAGAAGGTGAGATAGGTGTTATGGAAAGTCTTGCTGATAAGATGAACAGTGGAGATGGACTCTCATTTGAGTATGAAGATGTTGTAAGTATTGTTTCCAATATTCCAGAGGTTGCACAGCCAGCCGCTGGTGATATTACCACCCAATCGGTTAATCGTTTAGTCGGTATGGTTGGTGAGAATGTTCGGAATCTTCTCATCTCAACTCCTCGTCACCCCACTGGTTCTTCCGCTTCTACTAATGGTGAGAACAGTGGAAATGGTATGCTCGGTCGTTACTTTTCCCACGCTGCACAAGGTCAGCAACTTATTCAAGTTAAGGTTAATAACAAACCTCTGTATCCGCAGTTTCACGGAAGTCACGGCGATGCTCAACATCACGACCAGATTTCGCAAGTTTATGGTATGCCCTTTAATGTAGGTATGTATGAGTATTCTTCGGAAACTTCTCTTGATGCGAATGCGTGGGCTGGAACACAGAATCAATCTATTTCTGACCACACATTTGAAAATTACAACCAGAATGAACTTCGTGCGATGAAAAATTATCTTGGTGTTCCTCTGCAATTAACGAGAGCAAATGTTGCTGGTGCTGGGGTCAGTTGCGGCACAGCCCCAGTGGAACTGCTTCTTGAACGCACACGCACACACGAAAATTATGGTCTTGTTGATATCTATACTTTTGGAGCAGTTGAACGCTCATTTTCTCTCCGCAGTGGAGTTGTCTTTTTGTCTGGAATGTAAAAAAAATAATATTTAGATATATTATATCGCCTTGAAGAAAAGTTCTGCTGAAAACGAGTTGCTAACCGCCATTATGTGATTTTCCATAAACCTCCCCCATAATTAATAAATCCAATAAGATAAAAAATTTATATAATAATATTGATATTATATAAATTATGGACAGACCTTTCGCAGTATATAAAAACGAAGAAAATTATTATATTTGGTATTCTAATGACCCAGAAAAAGGATTAATAAAAAAAGAGGGGAAATGGTTTGACGATGTAGAAAAATCCAGTGTTTTAACTGATTTTACAGATGAACATCAATCTAATATAAAAAAAGGTTATCAACAAGTAGTGGCGTGGTATAGACCTTCAACTGGGGAAACTATCCCTCATTGTTAAACACTCACACGACTCACACGTTTTCAAATTATTATTTTGGGAAGAAGTGTTATAATATCCAGAGAGTCAAGGCGACGAAGTATGTTGGCGACGTTGGCTCACATATTGGTAGAAATCGGACTTCAAATCCTCCAATTCACCCATAAATTCCGCCACAAGGTCATCAAGTTCAGAGCGAGTGGTGTTAGGGTCACTGAGAATCTCCTCATATTTATTAAGGTCAAGGTAAAGTTCGGCTTTTTCTGGCTGGGGAGTCATTATTGGTGATATATATTACGCCTTCTCTTTAAGTTCAATTTTCTGAGTCCATAGTGAAGATTCCCTCTTGTTCGTCTTTCACATTCAATTCCGCTTTAAGTTTTTCAATCTCCTTACATTTTTTATTCAGAAGATTAGTGTATCTGATGGATTGCTTCTCCATCTCCGAAGCCCTATATTCTTCGCTCATCTTATTCATCTCATTCAACAGTTTAATTTCTTGTTTAAGTTTTGTAATTTCTTTCATCATATTATCGTTCCCAATCAGCAGTCTTTCAACTGTAATCGGCGACTGAAATTTTCTCTTAACTACATCACGATGGTCAGCGAAACGGCAGCGTTTCTCAACCACCTCCATCTTATTTTCAACATATTCTTTGAGGTTTTTATAATCTTTTTGCTTAATCAAAACCTTAGCGTGTTCCCAATCAAAGTAATCAAATTGTTTCAATTCATAAAAATTATCAGCGGACAAATATTTAAAATGGGGGTTGCTGGCGATACTCATAGTTGCTATTTTATATATTTGAGGATATTTATTAGATTCTACGGCAAATCAATTTTTTTTAAAAATAAAAGAAAATTAATAGGTTTCGTTTTCACCAGAGGAATTATTCCGCCTCAAAAAAAAATTGCATTAAATTAATCATTAAAATTTAATCCTCATACGACAATGAATCCAACATCAAACACCTCAATTAATCGCCGAATTTACAAAAAAATTGATTTCAGCCTCAGAGATAGAAATACAGCACAATCAAAAACAACAACTATGGCTCACGATAAGATGACTGTTTTCATTTGCTCTTATAAAAAATTTGTGTTTCAACCTATGATGAGCGACCCAGAGGTCGTGAAAAACGCTGCACAAAAATACGGTGATAACCTTGAAGGACGTATTATTGCGGCTGGGAAGAAAATGCTTGAAATGTCGGTGAGGGCTGGTATTTCTCTCAAAGAAGTTGAAGAATATGCAACCGCTACGCTGGAATCATTTCTGGCGATTGAGAAGGAGGAAGAGGGGGACGACAAGCAATTCTTCGTGTGGGAACACACGACAACAAAAGCATACAAAGAAATCGCAGAACTCTATAAATTTGAAGACGACAAACAAGCGGCTCGCTACTTCTTTGAACAGTGCTGCATTCTTCAAATGTTGCACAAAAATCAACACCCAGATATCAGCATAGTTCAATTCTCTACGGAAGGAGAACATTGTGATACGCCGCAAAAAAAGTCGTTTATGATGCGTGTGATTTGTCTTGCTCTCAAACGGATTCGTTTTGAGAAGTTGGAGGTCAATAAGGAGAATATTCAGAAGATGATGGACGGTTGGGGCGGTTAAAATTGTAAATAAAAATTGAATGAAAATATTAACTTAAATATATATGCATAAATACCTTTATAAGAAAAATAATGTGCAATAAAAAAGGACGATGTTCCAATTGTAACCAATTAATAGTTAGATACCGAGATGATGACGGAAAATGGTGGTGCTATTGTGTTAATGTGAAGTGTGTTAAATCTCGGTTCTATATGGGAAGATGGAATACTCCCATATTAATATAAAACTTTGCTATTTTTTGGGTAATAGAAAAAAAAATTGATTCACCTTTTCACAAAAAATAAAAGTGAATAATCAAATCAGAATATCCAGAACAAACGATGAATACCACACATACAAGAATGAATCAGATTATTAGGGGAACACAGAAGAATCCAACTTCTATGGACGCCCACTGCTGGATTGAACATAAAGGACGTGTTATTGACTACGAAGACAAGGAACTTGCGTCTGTTAGTGCATATGGAAATAAAAATGTAGTTCGGAAGGAATTTTCTGAGGAACTTCAAAAAAAGTTGCAACCAATTATTAGAAAAATTTATAAACATCATTTGGAGCAAATTAGGTTTCTGATTGATTCCCCATTGTTCTGTGATTTCACTTGGGAAGGTTGGACTCAAAGAAAGCAGAAAGTAGGCTATTGTGTATTCAAAACTTTGGATTATAAAAGGCAGAACCCAGATGCAATTATTAAAATTGGGTCTTTGGGATTTGTTCAAAGTAACGGTGATATCTTCTACGAATATGGCTAAAAAAAGTAAAAACGAATTTATAAAAGTTTGTCGCAGAGTAAGTTAGTATGCCTAAGAACAACAACAAAAAGAAGAAAGTATTGATGCTTGCTGATTATAAATATGAAAAAGCCGAAGAAGAAAAGGGTGAGTTAATTAAAGAACGTGATATTGACGGTATAGTGTGGGTCGTATTAAATTATGCTTTGGCTGGAAAAGGATATGGGTGTTTGAATAGCACGATGTGTAAGGAGTGTGTGGGAAGTAAGAATAAATTGGACTTCTTTATACATTGTATTAACAACGGCTTCACACCAAGAATAGGTGATACTACGTTTAGACCGCAGAACAAGTAATATAAAATAAAAAATGATAGGGAAATCCCTATCATTTTTTTTTACGCAAATTTTTATTTTTTTTTTTAAAAGTGACGGACGAGTTTTTTCACAAGTTTCAACTTCTTCGGAACTTTCACTGTTACTTTCTTAATGCGATAATCAACTATGTTATGTTCAATCTCGTCCTCATAATACTCCCAGAACTCCTCAAAAGTCTTAAACATATCCCACCCATCATCGTCAAAGCGTTGCCCAGTAATACCCCAGTCATCATCGTCAAGACCATAGGAATCACAGTCACACTCGTTATTCTGAAACCACCAGTCAAGTCGTCCGTCCTCAATAATTTTCTTCATCACACTCTTCAAAGACCAGTGATAAGAAGTCTGAACCCCCCCCACAAAACAAGCCTCCCCATAGAAGTCTTGGTAGGTGCAAGCACAGTCACTTTCAGAGTGAGTCAGTTTATACATCGTGCGAGTAGTCATAATTACGCCTTTCGGATACTGTTGAGAGTGAAAGTTGTAGTTTTTTGTTATGTTGTTGTTGTTTGGATACTTATAACAGTTTGACGAAAAATCATTTCAATTTTTTTTTTCTGACCCAGATTTTTTTTTTTAACCTTCCTCCTTCGTGCGACATTCTTCATCACATAATCCACAATGAGAACATCTGTATTCATCTCCACAAGTATCACACTTGTAATATTCGCCACCGCATTCGCAGTCACCAATCTCACGCTGATATTTGTATTTTTCAAGAATTTCATTAAGTTTCCCAGTCAAAGCACCAATTCCGCAATCTCTCCTCATCGCTTCTGCTTGTTCTCCTTCAAGTTCTACGACCTTAGTCTTTCCGCTAATATATGTGTATTCGCTCATCGTGTGTGGTTGTTGTTGTATTTTTGTGTGGATATTTCTTGGGGTATATCTTAAATCAATTTTTTTTACTCGTCAAGGAAGTTGGGAAGAAGCCCCTCTATCTGGGTTGCAGTAAAATTCCTCATAAGCAGCAGCAGTAGCAGCATCAACATCACGATTAAAAACATTCCCCCAGATTCTGCGGAGGAGGTGAGGAGGCTCTGGAATGGAATGGAGTTGAGGAGGGGGGTCGGCGAAGAAGTTCTGCCCAGAAGAAATCTGCACATTGCGGAAACCCTCTGGTTGATTATCCTCATTGTTAAAATTGCTCGTTTGGTTCGGCATAGTTGTTGTATTTTGCCTATTTATTTTTGGAATTAATCTGCTGCAATTTTTTTTTGAGATAACCAACACAACCAACACACATTCAGTATAATACTATCCAATAGTGAAGTGTTCAATCTCCAAAAGAAAATAACTAAAATCTCGTTGGTTCTGTGCAGATTCTACAATTTTTCCGCCTTTAAATAAAAAATTGATTCATTTTTTTTCAAAAACTGCATAAGCAATCAGCAAACCACCAACAACTTCCAAAACAGTCACCCCAGAAAAAAAATTGATTTCAGATATAAGCCAAGAAAAGAACGATATCCCAAAAACACAGCAACAATGGTCAAAACTCGCACGAACAATAATAAAACTAAGGGAGGCGTGTCCTTCGCTCTTATTGCCGCATTCAAGGCGAAGTCCCCACCTAAAAAATTCTTCCCCAAGTCTTACCGCAAAGATGGGAGTCCTATTTACATTGAATCTTCAACCCAGAGTGGTAAGTCTTTTCGCAAACTCTACGTCAATATGGGAGATATTGAGGATATGGCGTATGTGTTGAAGAAGAAAGATTATAATAAGTTGTATAACTGGCTTAAAGTCTTCCCAGCAATTATGATTTTGAATGAGCATATGGATAAATTGCCGATGCCGAGCGTGAAAACTCAAAAGGGAAAGTCGGCTTTCGCCTAAGCCTATAAAAACTCTATAAAAGTATGAAAAAATCTATAAATTTTTTTATTGCGATATACTAAATGAGTGAAGAACAACAAAGACGAGAATTGGAAAGAAGAGCAAGTGTAGCATCAGTTCAAGAGGTGGCTGGTAAGGAAGGATTTCGCACTTTCTTAATTGATTGCTCTCGCAAACAGTCAAATTCATATAAAGCATCTTTACGAGGAAAACCACCCCCAGCCCAAACACGAAGTTCGTGGTTAAATAAGGCTAATGGATTTACTGTAAAGAGAGGTGACCAAGTGAGCATAGAAGCGGTCGCTATCAATTCAAATGGTGCTGCTGCTAACACAGTAGAACTGAATCCCAATAACATACAAGGGAAAAAATATTGTGGAACAAAAGTTATTTTAAGCATCGGATTCGCATTGGGTAATACTGGACGTTATAATGTTACTTTACCGATGAAATCGCCGAGTTGTTGCGTGAATCAAGCCGTTCCAGCCACGAGAGATTGGATTAGTAGTAGATTACCTTCTCCCAATGATACAGTTTTAGGTGGTGGGACATCACTTACTGCGATGTCCAAATACGAACAATTGTCCAAACAAGGAATTATTCCAGTGTGCAATAATTATGGTGCTGGTGCTGCATTTGTGAATACTATTGCTCCAAATATGAGTAATTTTTATACTGGTAGTTTTGGTATGGTTAGTTCCGCATCGTGGGGGTGGGCTGGATACAGTAGATATTTTTATAATAATGATGGAGGATATTCTCTATTTAGAAATTGTTATTATCAAGGTGTCGCTGGGAAGCAGAAAATGGGTGTTACTGGAAATTTTAATCAAGCAAATCCAGCATTTGTTGATGGTGACGCAATGGGTGCTTGGGCTGTTCCTCCACCACCCATTCCAGCCGATGCTCTTGCTCCTCCGACTAATCCGATTAATAATGCTGCTATTGCTGCTGGTAATAATGGTCAGATGTGGAGCGGAAGAAATCCAGCCAGTGGTAATGATGGATTACAATATATTTTAATGAGAAACGATTACCAACCGCTTATGGGAAGACCACCTAATTCTGGAACATACGGAGCAGATGCAACTGGTGTTGGTATTGTAGCACAAGGTGACCCAGTTGTTGAATATCCAGTGAATCCAAATACTGGAAGAAATGAGCCTCCAAGACCAAGACCTTTAACCGCATTTGTAGTTGTAGATTTGGAAGATGTTGAATTTATTGATGTAAATTTATTGGCGACACGCTTTACAGAGGCATTTCATCAAACTAATAATTCGTATCGGTGGGATTATCAAGGTGACTTAGAAAATGTGGCGAATCCAAGTGGAGAAGATGAAAAACCGAGTTTTGCAGTTCCGTATGGGAACAAATTTGGTTGTGCTTTAACTCAATCACCAGCAACATCAGTTCCACTTGAACTTGCTGAGATATGGGACGGCGTATTTCCTACCTTTACTGGTTCAACATACAAATCCATACCAGCGAATATGTGGCTTGGAAGTAATATGGAAATATCTTCACCAGATAAATTATCATATAGAGAGAATTATAAAACTGATTGGTTATGGGCTGGTAGTGGAATTGGTAATTCTTATGCAGAACCAGTTGCATCAGAGAATGAGTTTTTGACCCCAGATTTAAGTAATCCAGTGGCTACCACTGAGGGGCAAAATGTTGGAAGAACTGGACAACCGTATTTGTGGAATAATATGATTTATGGAAATATGGCTGTGAGAGATTTTGATAGATGGGAACTTATGTATCACTTTTTTCACGGTGATATTAATAATTTAAATAATACAACGGCTTCGGCTGGATTAAAAGTGGCTGATTTAAATGTGAGAAGATGTGTGATTTTGAATACAAAAATACGTTCATTAATTATTAGTATTGATAATGGAACAGTAAATACACCAAATGGTGACCCAGCACCATTGAATTTTGGTAGTCAAGGAGGAACAATAGGACAGAATGTAGATGGAGTAGCACCAGAAACTAATACACCAGTAGGTGGTATGGCGTTGGGTGATAATGTCCCTAATTCTAATGCAACAACTAATTCAAGAAATTATCACGAAGTTAGTGTGATTGGTTCAACTCACAACGAACCAGATTGGGTAGAAGCGAATTGGTCACAAGAATATACTGGAAATCTCCTTTACACAAATATGGAATACACAGAATATAATGTAAAACGTTTTAGTGAGTTGTTTCCAAAAGGAGAAATCTATGATGGAGATTTATTTGGTGTTGTTAATCAAAGAGAAAATGATGGAAAGAGTTTTAATTATTTATTAGATATTGGATTGGCGAATGACTTTCAAAGTTCTTGTATAAATATGAATCCGTTAAGGGGGACAGCGGCAGCGGTGATTACGCCTTCTGCTCCCTTTGATTTGGCTGGTTGTCCCTCAGCATCATTTGATTCACAATGTCGCAGTGTTTGTATTACACCCTATATGGGAGGTTCTGCAACTCACCCAAATGATGACTCTGGTTGGTTTCGTGGATTAGAAGGAACACCAAATGTATTCCCAGCAGTATTTGGAGGGGCTTGGGATAATCAAGTATTACCAGTTCAAGATTCAAGATTCAATGTGGGAACATCTATTGACCATATGAGTTCAACTTCTCCATCACCAGCACAATTTCCTTACTTAGATAGGTATCATACTTGTCCTCATATGACTTTTACTGGTTGTGGAGGAGATAAAGAACGTGCTGGTCAAGGAAGAGAAATGGGAAGAATCAAAGTAAATACGAGATATTGGAATGATTGGCGTAATGACGTTGTTTGGAGAAAAGATGAATTCAATCTGACTACAAGAAGACCACGTATCGGTTCGTGTGATGCGTCCCCAGAAACATTACAATATTTAGATGATTCTCTCTCAAAACAGTATGGAGTTATGTGTATTCCTTACAGATATTGGAAAGAAGATACAACAGTTCCAGAAGGAGTATCAGTAGCATTTGTTGGTATTGCTTTCAGAGTTTCGGAAAGATACTTTCCAGAAGGTGATGGAAATTTGGGAACACCAGTAGAATTGGGGACTGCACTCAAACCGTATCACATACAAGGAGAGAATTTAAAAACATTAAAATTAGGAAGAATAGAATATGGTAATTTCTTTGGAATTTCAAATTCATTTATGGATAATCCAGCGATATTGCCGATGAATAGTGATGACCAAAGAAAGACGTTTTACTCTGGAAGAACACTCGCTCCTTTTTTTGCAATGCCCCAAGATATCGCTTACAATTATCAGAATTATATAAATGTTGGAGCGAGTAATGCTACGTGCAATTTTAATAGTGATAAAGCGAGATTTGAATTTACATATTTTTATACTCCTACTACGCTTTCTGCTGCTTATATTGGAGCAAATGATATAGGTTCTGCTGGTGTTCCGCAAGGTGGAACGGAGATAGCAACAGTGAATCAAGAAAGTGGAACTAAGTTTTTTCAATCACAAATAGGAGAAAATTCAACCAGTGCAATAGATAGACCGAAAGATTGTATTGGATTGAATGATGCATTTGCTGGGATATACATTGATGAGGTGTATTTAGTTCCAGCGGAAACAGAGATTCAAGATGTGGCTGTGTTGAATAATTATATCCAGAGAGATAATCTATATGCAACGGAAACCAATTTTCAAAATATTACAAAGAATTGGATTAAAGCATCAGAAGAGAATTGGGAAGGTTGTTTATTAGATAGAATGGGATTTGAATACTTTGATATATTTCCTCCATATGGGAGTAATAAGAATCGGTTTAGTGAATACTCTTATGCATCAACTGAACCGAAGATTTGCAATCAATCAAAGAAACCGTGTTTAATTAATTCAAAGGCAACCGTTTCCAATTCTCTATTTATGGACGTTTATTGGAATTCACAATTAGACCCAGCGGCTGGTGGAACAGATGCAGATTTATATGGATTACCTCTGTATGGTCTGGGAGCGAATGGATTTGTGGGTGTTAATCAAATAGCAGAAAGTGCGGCATTACAAGCAAAACAATTACCGACATTATTTGATACAGCGTATTATTTAATTGCAACATCTGGTATAGTTGAACCGTCAAGTTGGTATGGTTTGAATGGTGTTTTACAAAAGACTATTTTTTATTGTTTAAAAAATTATGCATCAAGTGATATGTTTTATGGATATGCATCTACTTATTCTTTAACGGCAGAAATAGACCACCCAGTAGGAACAATATTAACAGAAATAAGAAGACCAGATACTGGTCAGTTAGTTCCTCTTGGAGAGAATTCAAGTGTTATTTATAAGATTCAGCGTAAATTTGAGATTCCTCCTATTGTTACTAATGCAGATGGAGAACCAATTGGTGAAGAATCAAAACAACCAGAACCAAAGGATACACAACTATTAGAGAAGATAGTTTCTTTACTCTCTCTACAAGTTGGTGAGAAGGCTGGTTACAGTGAGATAATTCCAAGTGGAGTTGGTTCTGGTGGTGGAGGAAGACAAGAGGGAATCACAACACCAGCGAACTTAGACCACCCTATTATACCACAAATTACAGCAAATTTGGGTGGAGGAGGTGTAGCAGAAGGATTAGCGGCAAGACAGAATGTTAATTTTGGTTTGGAGGCGATTGATGAGGAGGTAATGAGATTAGCACCCCAAGCGAGGCAGAGATTGATTGAAGATAAATTAGATGATGAAGGAGTATTCCCAGAAGGAATGGAGATGTTTCAATATCCAGATGAAGGTCAAACAAGAATGGGAGGAAGAATGGGAAGAGATTTACCAGCATTACCAGAAATTCCGCCACCATTTTTAGAAGATGCATTTGCAGATGCTGGTGTTCCTCAGAATGAAATATTTGCTGGTCAAATAGAACGATTAAATCAAGCCCAGCAAGAGGCAGATGCAAGACAAAATGTAATGGATACAGCCCCAGCGATGGAAGGAACTGGATTCATTAGAGATGCACAAGGTAATTTTGTTCCAGCCCAAGAAGGAGAAAGACCAGCAATACCGCCATTTGCTGAAACGGCAAGAAGAATGAGATTGTTGCAAACAGATAGAGATAATCCGTTTAATCCTAACTTGACTGCTTATTTGGAAGAGGTGGGTAATCCAGAAAGAGGGGCTGGTGCTGTTGAAATGGAATGGAGAAGAGATGAGGAAGGAAATGTGGTAAGAGCCAATTTACCAGATGGAGGAGATGGAGGTGTGTTAGACCCAGTTCAACGCATTGAATTAACTATGGATATAATGAAACATATTGTAAAAACACGTTTGGCTACATTAATGACCAGAGGAGGAGCAGAGCCAGAAACTGATGCTATTACAAAATCTATTGTGCAAGTCTTGACTGGAAGTTATCAAGGTGTTATGAGAGCCGTTGATATTATTGGTTCGCAGCCAGACGCACAATTTTACGATGAATTATACGGAGTTTTGACGGAGATTACTCCACAATATCCAGCATTTTTCAGTGCAACAACTGGTAGAAAACTCACAAGTTCAACCGAACCACAAGCATTAGAAGTAGGTGGAAATGCAGTTGCGATAAGTGATGAAGCCTTAGAAGGAATAGTAGTTAGAGCGATGGAAGGAATGACTGTTGCGGCAGAAAGGTCATATAGATTGGGAGGAAGACCAATGGCTGACTTGGAGGGAGGGGCTGGATATGCGATGAGAGGTGGAAAGATGCGACCAACTGAATTAAGCGATGTGGCTCACACTCTGAGGTCAGCACTTGACCCATTAGTGATTGAGTATGCTGACCGTGACCAAATGAGGTCAATAGAAAGACCAGAAGGTTGGAGTGGAGCATTCAGTGAGAATCCAGATGTGTTATGGGCATTAGGTGACCCAAGAATTCCATTTGGTTCAGCATCATCTAATATTACTGAATCACAAAGTGCATTAATGGGTAGTCCAGAAGGACGAGCCTTCTTAGAAAGAGGCGAAGGAATAGGAGAGGAAACTGGAAGAGGTGAGCGTGGTTCAAGAGCAGCAGCACGTGATTTGCGTGAAGCATTAGAATCAGAATTTAGACAAACAACACCATTTGCAAGGAGAACTGGACAGCCAACAAGAACGCCAGAACAACAATCACAATTGATAGAAGAAGCGAGGAGAACTGGTGAGCGACCGAATTTAAAAGCCGAGTCAAGAACTGAATCAAAAGCGGAAGAAAAGAAAGAATAAAATATTGGTAGTATATAAATGACCGATAACAAGAGATGGAATTGTTTTAAATGTGGAAATAGTTATGTAGAAAAGCCAGAGGATAAGAGTAGTGGAAATTTAAATGAATACGTTAGATTTGCTGGACTGTGTAGTGAGAAGTGTCTGCAATCTTATCCAATCAAAAGGCAACACCAGTTGAGCGTTAAGTTTCTAATGGAAGGAGAGGGAATGAAGTTAAAGCATAATGGTGTGAATGTAGTTTAGTTCATTATATATTGTAACATCAATACATAATGAGAAGGCGTAAATGTGGGATAAACACCGCCAACAGAGATTGGTCTTCACACTCTCTGGAAGATTGTCCTAATATTTCCCAAAGAAATAAACTCAAATCGTGTGAGTCTTGTTGGTTGATAACACTTCATCAAATGCTGATGAAGAATAGACAGAGAGTGTTAATAGAATATAGATAGACGCTCTACCAACACGACGCACACGGTTTATAGGGGTTTGCTATGATGGATTAACCCTCGTCAGTTCAATTGAGCGTCGCCAGTCTGACGGATAGGACTTCGGCGTAATAAATAGTAATTCACTTCTGTAAAAGCCTAACACCCATTCCGCCTTTACACTATTTAAAGAGAAGGCGATTAATCGCCTTC